GCAAGCACAAGTCAAACTGGAACAGAAGGATGACGAGAAGAACCCTGATACCAAGCCACTCGATCTGTATACACGGGTGTCGCGTGGTGACGGTGGAGATTCTTGGGAGATCGTACAGGAAGTCAAAGGTGTTACCATCAAGGATTCAATTGGGACATACCCCCTCGATAAGTCTCCGTTCATCCCACTGAGGTGGAGTGCGCTGGCTGGCGAGGACTACGGACGTGGCTTGGTCGAGGAATACATTGGGTACTTACAGTCCCTCGATGTCCTCACACAGGCTATTGTAGAGGGCTCCGCTGCGGCGGCTAAGGTCCTCCTACTGGTCAACCCCAACAGTACCACAAGGATCGACAAGGTTGCTGATGCACAAAACCTCGACGTGATTGAGGGCATCGCAACTGACTGTTCCTTCCTGCACATGGAGAAGTTCAACGACTTTCGTGTAGCCCTCGAGGCTGCAGGGAAGATCGAGACAAACCTCTCTGCATGCTTCTTGCTCAACAGTTCCATCCAGAGACAAGGAGAGCGTGTCACTGCGGAAGAGATTCGGTACATGGCTAAGGAACTTGAGGATGCATTGGGTGGTGTGTACACCGTGCAATCCAAAGAGTTCCAGTTGCCGTTGATCCAAATCATCAAGTTGCAGATGGAGAAGAAGAATGCCCTGCCAATCCTCCCTGAGGGGAAGGTCAAACTGGTTATTACCACAGGGTTGGAAGCACTGGGTCGGTCACACGACCTCGTGAAACTGAATACCTTTATGCAGGAACTCAACACCTTAGGTGCTGAGACCGTGGCTCCATACCTTAACGTGGCTGATTATATCACCCGCGTTGCTAACGCAACAGGCGTGGATTCCAAGGGCTTGATCAAAGACGAGGCAACCGTTAAGGCCGAACAGGCTGCGGCGGCTAATGCTGCAAATCAGGCAAAACTGCAGGAGAGTGTCGTCAAGTCTGGCGCGGCTGCTCAAGTCGCCAAGGGCTATGTGGACAACGCGAATGCTGAAGGCGGCCCCGGCATGTCTATGCCCCCGGGCATGGGAATGCCGTCCGCTTAATCTAAAAGGATAGGTGCCAAATGACAGAACCAAATGTGGATACCACCCCTGTTGTGCCGGTTACCACAACGACACCGGAGGTGCCACCGGTAGTTCTTCCGTCAGACTCTGCAAAGGAAACGCTTCTCGCCGGTAAGTACAAGACTCCTGAAGACTTGGAGAAGGGATACTTAGAACTCCAGAAGGCCTTCAGCGGGCGCAAACCCGATGAGACAACCACTCCACCCCCTGATCCCAATGCATCCCCTGAGGCTGCGTTAGTCACAAAGGCAGGACTGGATATGGAAGTACTCACGAAGGAGTACACCGAGACAGGAGAGTTATCTGCGGCAAGTCTGACGGCTTTGGAAGCCATCGGTGTAACGAAAGATGTAGTCACAACGTACTTCCGTGGACAGGAGGCTCTCGCCCAGCGCGAGATTGCTGAGGTTCAGGAGTTTGCTGGGGGCAAGGCCACTTACGAATCCATGGTCCAGTGGGCTGGTCAAAACATGACCAAACCAGAGATTGCAGCGTACAACGCGGCAATGACAGGCGACACGGAGACCCGTAAGATGGCTATCGAAGCCCTCAAGAGCAAGTATGTTGCCAAGACAGGCAGTGGTTCGAAGGTTATTGTGGGTGATGGTACTTCCCCGGCTGCTGCGGGATACGAGTCCAAGGCCCAGATGACTTCGGATATGAAAGACCCACGGTATGCGAAAGATCCTGCATATCGTCAGGCGGTAGAGCGAAAGATCGCTAAGACTACCGCGTTCTAACAATCCACACACAAGCAAAAGTGAACCCAGACCCATGCACCCTGAGGGGTACCGCGTGGTGAGGACACCTCCTTGAGCATGTGAGCGATTGTCGCTTACACTAAACTCTGAAGGAGAACTACAGAAATGGGTGCAATGATTGTCGCTTATGGCGGCGAAACGGATGGGACTGGTGGCGCTACTCCCAGTATGGCCCAGCGTACTGCGCTGTTCCAGAAGGTGTTTGCAGGGGAGGTCCTGACTGCGTTTGAACAGGCTACCCTCATGCTGGACAAGCATCAGATTCGTACGATCCAGAACGGGAAGTCCGCTACGTTCCCGAACCTCGGTCGGGTGACCTCCGGTTACCATGTCCCGGGTGATGAACTCGTGTCTCAGGCTGTTACCAGTAATGAGACTGAGATCCTGATCGACGGGTTGCTCTACTCGGCCATCTTCATCGACAACATCGATGAGATGATGAGCCACTTCGATTTCCGTGCACCGTATGCGGTCGAGATGGGTCGCAAGTTGGCGCAGGACTTCGACAAGTCGGTCATCCTCACGCTGATCCGGGCTGCGAAAGCGGCTGCGAAGTTGGCGTCCCGGGGTGATCTGGCTGCAGCGTCCAAGGTTCAGTACCTTGGTGCGTCCTACACGTCTGGCACGGTTGCGGCGAAGGCTGCGGCTCTTGCCACGGCGATCTTCACGCAGTCCGCGATCTGGGACAACCAGTTCGTGCCGGGGGAGCGGTATGTTGCTCTGACCCCGACTGACTACAATGCCATCGTGCAGAACACCGCTGCGATCAACTCCGACTGGGGTGGGCAGGGTGCGTACTCCGATGGTACCGTGACCAAGGTTGCGGGTGCCACGATCCTCAAGGCTCCGAGTCTGTCCTCGATCATCGGGATCGAC